GTGGTATGACGCAGAGACGCATAGCATGTGGGTTAAGTTCCGCAAGGTGAAAGCCTACCCTAAGTATCACTTCGCAGATGTCCCTATGGAGGTATTTGTGGGTATGCTTAACGCCCGAAGCAATGGTACCTACTACCATGAACACATCAAGGGCAACTACCATTCGACTGAGATCACTCAGCCCGAGAATGACGGTACGTTGAACGTCTTCCAGCTGGCTTTGGGTGTTTTGAACTAATTTGTCTCCGGGGGGAGTATGAACAGACGAGATTTACTCAAGGGCATGATGCTTCTTGGTGCTGCCGGAGTGGCAGCGCAGTTCAAGGTCACCGAAGAGGTGGGTGAGGAGATCATCACCGAGTTGACCAAGGACCTGACCAAGGTCCAGGTTGCAGTACCCGGCAAAGTCTTCGATAATCGTCAGGTTTGGACCTCCACAGCCAATGTGAAAAAGGTCTGGGGTGATTACATCCGGAAGGAGATTGAGAAGTCTCAAACAGAGGATGTGGCCACACTCCTGGCCCAAAAGGTTGATTTTACAGTAAATCGCCTGGTGAGAGCCATTGACCAGGATCTTTCGGTCGCTGACCTCGAAAACAAGAAGGTTATCCTTCAAATGCCCAAAATAAACGTCAGAAACGTCGGTGTCTTCCGAAAAGAGCCGATTTTGGAGCTGAAAGCCGGGGCAGAGCATAAAGTTGGCTTTTTGAGAGGTGAAGAGGTCCGTGTAGGCTATATCCAGGAATCCCTGGTAGATGTCACCGGAAAGAAGCTCTTTGCTCGGTAAAAACCATAAAGTCGACTCAGTTCAGCTCCAGGGGCGTAGCATCGACTACGTCGTCTTCGATGAGTTCTCTGCCCAGTTATGGTCCAAAGAGATCATGCAAGCGTATGTTGACGGAGCTGGAGCCGCACTGGCAGCTCGTATCGACCAAGATATTCTGGGGGCTATCATAAACCCCAAAGTGATGGTTCCAAATGCTTAACCAGAACCACATGGTACAGTCTATCGTCGAGACTGAGTACGACATTTACTCACAGTCCCAAAAGTTCGTGCACATGATGAAGGTGGATGACCACGTCCTACAGGGCTTGCCCAACAACGCACGCGAGTCCATCCTAGCTTACATGAACATGAAGTCCGAAGAACTTCTCAGGGACACCACTGCATACATCTACGATATGCAGAAGAACTACCGATAACCTTCACTGCAGACCCTCAGCAGCTGCGCCCGTTCTGGGTAGGGTCTGCCTCAAATTCAATCCAACCAGGAGAACTCCTATGCCTTCACAGTGGCGTAATGACCAAAAAGGTGGTGGCCAGGCTACTGGTAAATCTGCCCCTTCAATCCCTGCTCGCTCCGCGACAGGTAAGCTCAGCCGTGATAATGGCTCTGGTGCTGGCACCAAAGTCGAACCGCTGAAGCGTGTGCCTGCAGGTTAGGCATGAGCAAGGGGGATACGAAAAAGGTAGCGGAACGTAACCCAGACGGTACGTTTCCGAAAGGAGTCTCTGGAAATCCATCCGGAAGACCTCCATCCAAACGAAACCAGATCACGACTCTCAAGCAAGACTTGGAAATTGCGATCCGGCAAAACGTACAGCCTCACCAGATCCAGCAGATCGTCTCCAAGATGATCGACCTGGCAATCAACGAGGGGTCTGTAGGAGCTGCAAAGCTCATTTTGGACAAAACCGTCAGTAATGCTAAGGACGACGAAGAAGTCAAGCATGATGGTGGTGGAGTACGGGTCATTATCGAAAATGTGACCGTGGGGAGAAAATCAGAAACCATTGAGGCAGAAGATGCCGAATACTCAGAAGTAGAGGATACAAAATGAGCACTGGAGCAAATAAATCAGCACAGGCACGCCAGGATCAGTCCGGTGGTGCACAGATGGTTGGTGGCATGAAGCCAGTTGACCGTCCGCGAGTCCCGAATTTTCAGGGCAAGTCTGGTCAAGGCGACAACCAAAGCACGAACCGCGGCAAAGGCCGGACCTAAGCTGTTCCTGGGGAGGGGATATGAAGGATTTTCAAGTATCCCTGCATCCAGGGCAGGCTGCGATCTACAACAGCAAGGCACGCTTCAAAGTATGCGCAGCTGGTCGTAGATTCGGCAAATCACACTTCGCTGCCCTTATGTTGGGCATCGAGGCACTGAAGAGCACACACACTGCCTCAAACGGTAATGTGTACCCACTGACGGTTGAGCACGGGGTTTATTACATTGCCCCAACCTTTGACCAGGCTAAGCGAATCATGTGGCCCAAACTCTCCGAAGTTCTGGGCTATGAGAAGCAGGGTGGGTTTATTCGGCGCGAGAACGTCAATGACGGGTGGATAGAGTTAATCTCCGGCAGACGTATCTACATCAAGGGTGCGGACAATCCGCACACTTTGCGTGGTATCGCGCTTTCATACGTCGTGCTCGACGAGTACGCAGACATGAAGCCATTTGTCTGGGACGAGATTGTAGACCCAGCACTCATGGACGTAGAGGGAGACGCACTCTTCATCGGAACACCGAAGGGTAAGAACCACTTCTACAAAATCTTCATGGCATCCCTGGAGAATCACAAGGGATACGAGGACTGGGAAGCATTCCACTTCAAGTCCCTGGACAACCCCTTCCTGAACCCTGCTGAGATTGAGCGAATGATGGCTCAATCCAATCGTTCGATGGACGTTATCAAGCAGGAGATCGAGGCTTCCTTTATCTCAGGTGGTGGTGCCGTACTCAAGCCAGACTGGTTCGAGGTGGTGGATACCCTACCAGGCGTAGAGCAGAATACCCTAAAAGATGTCCACGGCAATCACATTGCCACCTCTGCAGCCGCGGACGGTCATGTCTACGTCACAGTCGACCTGGCTGGGTTTATCAAGGCCCACGGCAACAAGAAGCTCCGATCAGACCAGACGGTTATTGCAACCACCCTGGTCACAGCTGAAGCCTGGTATATCCTGGACATTCAGTACGGACACTGGGACACCCGCGAGGTTGCCCTACGAATTATGAAGTCTGTCTCCAGGAACCCTGGGTGCAGGCTAGGGATCGAGCAGGGTGCACTCATGCACGCTATCGGACCATACCTGGAAGACGAGATGCGGAGATTCAACCGCTACGTCACACCAGAAGCTCTCAAGCATGGTGGTGCTGCGAAGATCGACCGAATCACTGGTTCTCTTCAAGGTAGAGCCGAGAGAGGCAGAATTAAGCTCCTGAAGGGTGACTGGAACGAAGAGTTCCTATCCGAAGCAGCTGACTTCCCTGACCCCCTGTCCCACGACGACTTGCTCGATGCAGTCGCATACGTGGATCAGCTTGCGGTTACTAATTATTTCACAGATGCGGACTACGAAGAGTGGGAACCGTTGGATTTGGACTCAGGATACTAAATGTCACTTGTACCGACTCAAGGGAATGAAATTCTCGTAGACAGCCCAGATGACAAGGATCGCAGATCCAGTCAGGCCCCAGGGCATGAAGTCGTCTCCTGGCTGAACGCAAAGGCCACCAAGTGGCGCGACCACCGCAATAGTGGTTACCAGCGTCTGTGGGCTGAATACTGGCGCATGTGGCGCGGAAAGTGGTCTGAAGCCGACCGTAACCGTCAGTCCGAAAGATCCCGATTGATTGCACCTGCTTTGGCGAATGCAATCGAGATGACCACTGCAGAGATCGAGGAAGGGCTTTTCTCCAAGGAAACCTGGTTTGACGTTGTTGACGACGACCAGGATAAGGCTGATGCGCTCATGGCGCGGGATCAGCTGCGCTACGACCTGGACTCCGTAAATACCAAGGATGTGTTCGCAGAGGCTGTTTTGAACAGTGCCATCTTCGGCACGGGCATTATCAAGATGAACGTCGAAGTGCTGCCCGACCGCAGACCCGTACGTAATCCTCTGACGCTCAAACTTGAGCAGGCCCAGGGTGAGGTCGTAAAGGTCATCGGTGAGTCTATTCGCCCTGACGAATTTATTCCGGATCCAGCTGGTCGCTCCATCGCTGAGATGCTCGGCTGCTTCCACGAAGTGAAAAAGCCGCAGAATGCCATCCTGGAGAAGATTGCCCAGGGCATTTACCGCAAAGATGCTATCCCCTACCTCACAGGCTCTGCTACACCCAAGTCGAATGAAGTCGACGGTGGTGACCCAGCTACTCATGGCTCCCTGATGCACGTCAGTGACACCACAGAGATCCTGGAGTACCATGGCAAGGTGCCAGCAGAGATGATGGCAGCTATCGACATCGAATCCCCGCTTGACGCTATGATGGCGACATCCAAGGGTTCTGATGAAGGTCCCAAGGTTGAGGCTATCGTAACCATCGCAAACAACGGTGCGTTGCTGAGAGCCATTGTCAACCCCTTCGTCATGCAGGACCGTGCAATCATCGCTTTTGCTTTCGAGAAGGTTCCTGGTCGTTTCTGGGGACGTGGTGTTTCTGAGAAGGGCTACAATCCTCAGAAGGCTCTGGACGCAGAAGTGCGAGCACGTATCGACGCTCTCGGCTACATCAGTTCTCCCATGCTGGGAGTCGACTACGGTCGCATCCCGCGTGGCTTTAAGATGGAGATTAAGCCGGGTAAGCTGTTCCTTACGCAGGGTAACCCAGATGAAATCCTCCGTCCTGTACGGATCGGAGAGATCAATGGGGCTACCTTCAACCAGGCTTCAGAGATGGAGCGCATGGTACAGATGGGTACAGGTGCCTTTGACACCGCTTCGGCTATCACGAGCCAGGGTGCCAACGGTAATGGACCTTCTGCCTCAAACATGTCCTCTGCCATGGGCGCATTCGTAAAACGCTCCAAGCGTGCGATTCGCCAGGTGAACGACAACGCTATTGCCCCATACATCAAGAAGGCAATGTGGCGCATGATGCAGTTCGATCCGCGACGTTACCCGTCCGACTTCGAGTTCATCGTGAAACCTACCCTGGGCATTGTTGCCCGAGAGGTAGAGGCAATGCAGATGACACAGCTCATCGCTATGCTGCCTGAAGACTTCCCGCAAGTGAAGATGACAATTGCCAAGGGACTGATTGACCTGTCCAGCCTCCACAACAAGGCTGAAGTCATGCAATCCTTTGAGGCTGCGATTGCTCCTCCTCCTCCGGAAGTGCAAGCACGTCAGAAGGAAATGGAAGAGCTGCAGTTTGAAGCCGCGAAGGCTGAAGCTACACAGAGCCTCCTGGAGAATCAGAAGCTCATCGCTGATATCCGACTTACCCTGGCTGAAGCAAAAGCCATGGGCAACAAGGAAATCATGGATGGTGTGAAGCTCACCCAGGAACAACAGAAGATTGACATTCAGAATGAAGAGCTGGATCAGTTCGAGCAGCAGAATGAGATCGCTGCCAAGCGTCTCGACCTGCAAGAAGAGCAGCTGAAGCTCCGACAGAGAGAGGTTGCGAAGAAGAAAGATGCCTGACAAGAAGAAATCAGCGTTTGACCTGGCCGACGAGCAAGCAGCTCGACAGAGAGCACGGAACAAGCGTGGACCATCGAAGCCTCCTTCGGATAGCAAGCCTTCCAGCCCTGCAACAGTCAGACGAGACTACAGAGGCACCCGCGGCGCGATTGATGATGCTGAAGGTGTATCGAATCCGGAAGACAAGGCGCACAAGCAGAAACTTCGTGAAGGCATGAAAAAGTTTTAATCAATAGGGGGGAGAGATGTTAGACACAGAATCACTACAATACTTGCCGGACGATATGAAAGATCGCCTGGTCAAGTTTGAGAATATGTTCTCATCAGATGGCTGGGCACAGCTTGTACAGTGGGCAAAAGCCTCTGCTGACGAACAGAGAGATCGAATGCTGTTCTGCAGGAACTGGGAACAGTATATCAATTTGCAGGCACAGTGGACAATGTTCACGGACTTCGCAAACCTGGAAGAATCCACATTAGCGGAATTTGAAGGGATTGCAAAAGAGCACCGTGAGCAGCGCGAAGCTGAGATCCTGCAAGACAGTGAGCTGGACTTCGAGTAATGCCAGTTTACGACTTTCGCTGCCCTGACGGTCACGTAAGTGAGCTTCTGGTCCCGTATAAGGACCGTAAAGAGCAACCTTGCCCCGAATGCGGAGACACAGCGACACTCGTGTGGTTACAAGCACCGAAACTCGATTGGGCTGGAATGGCTATGGGCGCAAACGCCGGACCAGAGTTCATTGACAGGTTCGAGAAATCACACAAAAAACGACGGGAACAGGAA